AAGGCAGGGTTTACACCTGAATTTATACTATTACTCGTTTTTTACGAGTAAATCAAGACTATGTTGTAACCTCTCTCGGCTTAGATTGTAGGGCCGAAAGGACCACATGTAGTCTATTTGCTGTTGCTGCAGTCACTTTTAGTATCTCACTCTCCTCTAATACTAAAGGTGCTGATAGTAATTCTGTTGTGCCATTGGCAGATATGGATTTTGTCTTAAATAAACTAAATACATTATCACTAGTATCTGTAATAGTAACCGTTATAGTATCTGCATTACCAGAGTCCTCTGATACTAATATAGATTTTATAATAGCAGTTGTTGCGGTCGGCACTGTATATAGTGTCGTAGCTGATGTAGTTGTTAAGTCTACTTTTTTATTTACAAATGTATTAGCCAAAGAAAAAAGCCTCCGCCTCTGACTCGTCTTTTAAATCTTGTTGATAGGTAGTATTTAATTTTTGCACGATACTATCTACATCTCTAACAAACGATTGTTGTGTTTGTTGATTATATTCTTCATCTGGTTGTGTTAACGCTTGTATTATTCTAGCCACGTTTTTTAACTCCCTTAATTCTTTTTTTATTTAATGATGCATAAAAAACTTGTTCACCACGTTTTTTACCATATTGCTTTTTCATAGATTTCATTATCTTTTTACCTTTTTTATTTAATGGCATTATCTTCTTCCGTCCGGTTGATAGTCTATTCTAAATGTACCAAGTTTCCAAAACTGACCAGTGCTAGTGTTTTCTATTTTTAAAGATATCTCTCTAGCTCTAGCACGTGTGTCTATTTTAGTTGAGCTACTATTAATTGTAAATGGACCCAAAGAAGAACTAGCTTTTGTTTGATTTGGAAAATCTTTTAAATTTAATGTCACTCTTGCATCACCTGTTTGTGATAAAAAATCTGGTATGACTCTTCTTATTTTCATCATGAACTCACCATCACCTGCTAGTCCTTGTTGACCAATATCAAAACTACCAGACTCTATGTTTGCTGTGATAGCAGTTGTTTGACCTAATTTAACTTGATTTAAACCAGTTTCATGTTCATAATATGTCGATGCACCATCTGTGTTACCGTGCACATAATTAACATCTGTATCAGCTGTCTCTGCGCTTGAATCATATTCTGTTGCATGTGGTTTACCAAACACTGCAGAATCCTCCCATGCTGTTCTTGCTAGTGTGCCTGTAGTCCACACTGGTCGCTCGTTGCTTGAGTCTAGATAATTGTATGCAACCATTCTATTTACAACCCCTGAACCTGAGTTTGGATAAAACCAAATTACTTCACCAAACAAATTATTTAATCCAGCATTAATATGTTGTTTTGGTGTTGTATTAATATCATCAAAGACATGGTCTTCTACTAAACATGGTAGTGATTCTAGTTTACCAGCATATCTAAAGAAACCATTTTCTGACATCCAATAAGCCGTACCATCAACTTCAACAGCTGCGTTCTGTCCAATCAATCCACAGTTTGTACCTACTTGTTGAAATGAAAATGTAAATGGTGGACCAACAAAACGCATGATAAACAATGCAGTGTCAGTCCATATATAAATAGCATCACGGCCTCTAATTGCTCCAACAAGTTTAGATCCATCTGCAAGTCTTTGTGTACCAGCTGTGTTAGTCGCTGTTGGTGTGTAAGTATTAATGTCTTCTTGAGAAGAGAATCTTATAAACATTGGGTCTTGTGTTGATTTAGTTCCAATGGTTGTTTCTGTACCAAAAAATATTAAGTGACGGTCTGGTGTAGATACTAGACTAAATGCAGAAGCTGTTGGTGCACCTGTTATAATAGTTGCTCTAGTATTGTTTGCTCCTGTAGGATTAGAATCCCACTCAAAACTTTCACCACCGTTAATAGTTGCAATAAGTTTATTACCTAAATTATCTAAAGACCAAAGTCCAGGTGCAGTTACAATATCTCCAGATGCTGCAGCGTTCCATGCAAAAAAGTTTGATGCATCTGTTACGGTTGCACCTGATGAATGTGATGCTGCTGTTGTACCTAAAGCACCTCTAGTTAAACCAGATAAAGTTCCGCTATTGTCATTACCCGTATAAGTGATTAACTCTGTTCCAATCAATACTGTTCCTGAAGATGGAAAAGATGATGAACTAGCCATTGTTAAACTTGTGACACTAGTATTTAATGATGAAGATAATGTAGAAGTAAATTGTCCACCTTGTTGTCCACCCCATGGTCCAAGAGACCAACCTGTAGATGCAACCTCAACCGCTGGTCCAACAGGATAGTAATGTTGCACTCTAATACCACCTGATGTTGTTGCACCAGATCCAGATTCATTTGATTCCATTTCTATTGTAAGAGTGGTGCTAGTTGGTATCGATGTTACCATAAATTTTTTATCTGTAAAATCTCCAGACACAAAATCAGAACCAGTAATGGCTGTAAAAGTATCTAATAATATTATATCAAATTTATTTATGTTGTGATCTGAACTAAACGTAAGTGTTACAGTTTTTGATCCATTCGTTGTAGAGAAAGCATTTGATAAAGATGTTGTCGCTTTGATAGGATGTATGTCATAAAATATACCACCAGAGTATGCATACAAAATTCTATTTGTTCCTAGAATAGCATACTTGATACCTGATGTATTTACAAAGTGGTGAATTGCTGTTGTTCTACCTGTGATTTGAACAGAACCTAATTGTGACCATCCACCTATTTTTTCAGGTGTGCCATATCTAAAACGAACATTGTCTCCATCAACCCATTGGCTTTCACCACCTACTGATGTAACTTGTTTGTTAAATCCAGGTGCAAATTTTACTTTTTGCAACATAATAAATTACCTATGGTTTAGTAGGCCACGTAACGTTTTCACATTTTTCAACAGTGTCTTTACCCTCAGGCAGGTCTCTTAACTCCTGTCTGTACGTTCTCATGTCATCCGACATAGTAACATCAGATAAAGCATAAAAGTCAGTTTCAGCTAATAGTTGATTTCTTCTAGATCTAAGATCAGCCTGTGCTCTTCCTAAAGCACCATCTGCCCATGCTTGTTCCTCAGCATCTCTAGCAGCTTCTTCTTCAGCTGTGAACTGCACTCTTTCACCATTTATGTTATGAAATCTTGGCATAGTTTTCTCCTTTATTTTTGTTTACCATGATTAATTAATTCCGTAAAGTGTTATTGTTCCAGCATCTATATTTCCTGAAGACATTTTGAATTGTATTCTTGTAATTGCTGACGTAGTGTTAAAATATCCAGCCATATACTGATTGTTATTAAACACACTTTCTTGATAAACATTTGAGATACCAATAAAATGTTTCACAAAAGTAGTTTGTGATGGATTAAACAAATGCAAAGTACCGGAACCACACATATCGTTATCATCTCCCATATTTGTTGCTAAAGGTTGAATACTAGTTCCTTGTGCTAAATCAAACTCTGCATCATAACCTAGAGCTGTTGTATTATCAGCTTCGTTATGTGCGGCTCTAAAAAATGAAGATGTGATTGTTTGATTATAATTAGTATTAGTTCCTGTGTCTCCTTGAAAACCAAAATTTGATCCAGCAGTCGCTGCATGTATATTATTAAAAACAAATAAATATTCTTTATATGTGCTATCAATTCCAGATGTAAAATCAATTGTAGATGAACTAGAAGCAGTTTGTTTTGAAATAAATACCATACCACCTAATTGAGTGGTAGTGCCTACAGCCGTTGCTGATCTAAGTGCTCTATTATTTAATTTAACTATACTCATTAACTGTCCTTTATCCCATAGAGTTTTATCGTACCAGCATCTATGTTACCTGATGACATTTTAAACTGAATTGCATTTACAGCAGAAGTTGTGTTCATATATCCAGCAGTCCACCAATCATAAATATAACTTTGATATGAATGACTAGGAGTGTGCGAAAGCCAATGTTTTACAAATGTAGTTGAACTTGGATTAAATAATATAAGTTCTCCACAACATTGTTCATCAGCAGCATTACCTATACCTGGAACTAAAGATTGAAAAGATGTCGATTGTGCTAAATCATTATATGTATCATAATATAATGCTGTATCACTACCATCTTCTTTATGATAAGCAACAAAAGAAGTGGATGTTTTGGTCACATTATAATTAGAACCAGTATCTGCTGAGCCATTATATTGAAATGCAACATTATCTGTTGCTGGATGAATATTAATATATTTAAATATATAGATGGGATAAGTATTATCTAAAACTACATCTGAACTACCATGCACGAATGATA